GCTGATACGAGATCATCCTGAGTCCCTTACCCACATCCCGGAGTACAGAACGCTCATTGAACGAGCCCTGAGGCATCACAACGACGCCGTACTTGTCGATGTCCCGGATGTTGTTGAACAAGGACTTCAACATCTTCTCCATCTCTCGATTGATCGAGAAGAGGAGATCGAACAGGCCCGCACCATGGAACGTGCCCGTATCCATGAACCGACAGAAGCCGATCGGGCAGTAGGTCTGGGTGTTGGAGAGATCCTGATCCTCGATCATGTAATCACCCGAGCAGATGATGTATCGAGAGCAGGTTCCCTTAGGGCCATCGAGCCAAAGTTCACGGACCCGAACCACCGACATCTCCGTTTCAGGATGATCGCCGTGATAGTTGTCGCCCGTGAAAGCATTCGTGGTCCGGCCAAAGTCGCCGTCCACATCAGACTCCTCCATCACGTCACCCGTCTGGATCTCGTAGTACTCGAGATCCTCAAGGTTGCTCTTGATGCGAGGGCCGAACTTCTCAACCAATGTCTCGAGAGGCACCAATCGCTGACGGACGATGCCCGACTGCTTGGTGTAATCCTGAGAAATCGAAGGGAACGGGAACAGCTCCTTGGGGTGAATTACCTCAAGATCTGCGGTCAATCCAATGGTGGGATGATCAGAGATATGTCCCTGAATCCCTGCGGACCCAAGAGCCACCAGAGTATGAGCAAACTTCTGGCTGACCTCAGCGATCTGGTCCGGTGACACCAAGGCATCAGCAAGAAGCTGAGCAATGGAACGCTGCCGGATCATTGGGAGACTGGTGCCTGTCCTGAGAACCTTGGGCCTCAGATCCATGGAGGCCAGACGAGCGGCAGCCCGGTCAATGGCCGACAGCATCTCCTGAGATTGGAACTCAAGGTTGCCGTCTTCATCGAGATAGTGGGGGGAGAGGCGACCAGAAGCAGGATCAAACACGTCAAATCGACGCATCCCGTTCAGGTAGTAATAGACAAGAAGCCAGGTAATCCGTCGATAGGAAAGACGAGCAGTCTCCCGATCAACGTGATCTTCGATCATCCGGCAGATGTCACGCTTCTTTTTCGGGAGCTTGAACGTCTGATGAGCCATGTTTCATTTTCCGTGCAGCAACCCCACCTGGTCGCCAAGTGGGTGGTACATCTGAAGGATTGAAATGAATGTTGGAAAGATTCAAATTTCCTGGTACTTGTGGTTCAGGAGTTTCGACTGGCTGGACTGGTAGGTCGGCATTTCGCTGCTGGCCGTAGTAAGCCCGAGCCATCGCTTCGTAGAGGAAATAAGGAATCGTGACCTGCTGATGCGGATCAGACTCGTGAGGGAGGGGTGTCTCGTTCTCCATCGATTTCTCCAATCTCATCCAGCAAGGACGGATCCAGCTTGTTCAAGCGATATGCGTAGGGGATACCGTTCTTGTCCTTGTAATCCCCGTCCAAAATGTGTTCTTCAGGCGTTCGATCGTCTTCGATATGTTCGACCTGACGATTGATTCGACCCTTGAGGATCGCACCGCTCATGGCCACAGTGTCCAGATGGTCGTCCTTAGCAAGGCCGCCATCCTTCACCTCAGGGTTGAACTGCTCGATCTGATCAAAGAGATCCTTCCAATAGCGGTCCATCCGCCGCTCGAGAGGGAACTTGATCAAACCATTCTCGAACCGGAACTGAAGGGCCGCGATCCGTGCTTCCTTGGCCACCATCCCCACTTTCAAGGGGACGACCTTGGGCAGGTAATCGACGTTGACCATCTCAGTCGCACGCTGCTTCACGATGGAATCAAGGTTCTGATAGAGGGCAATGGACTGCTTGACGACCTCAGGCCGGATCAACGGCACCCGCCATTTGCTAGCCATCTTGAACACCTCTTTGATCAGAGTGTTCTCATCGCACTGGCCCCCCCAGATATCAAGAACAAACAACTCGTTCTCAGGAGTCGCAGCCATCACCGTGCAGACTTTGAAGTCCGAATCCTTGGTCGCGGTCCAACTGGTGTCGATGGTCATGAACAGCCACGACTCTTCCAGGAATGCCGCCAGCGGCTTACTGACTTCCTTCCCCCCCACTCCCACCCAGTTCAGCAGGGTCATGCTGGCGTAAGGTGCCTCACCCAGGTACTCATCGACCTGCGAGTACTTCCAGGAGAGCGTCTCGTCCAGTTCGGGGAAGAACACGTCGTCACTGCTGCCGGGGTCAGCCATGTATTCCGACGCGAAGTTGGCCGACCCGATCATCTCCCGGATCTCTTCCAGCGAGATCCGCTCCTTCAGGCGTGGATCCGAGTTCTTCATCTCCCGGTCCACAGGCCACATTTCAGGCCAGCATGAAATCAGCTTGTTGGACTCGTCTCGGTATGCGGCCTTGATGACCATCCGGTTCCAGTGATCAAATCGCGGATCCTTGGCTCGGACTCCCTTGGCCCCCTCCACCGTGTCCATCGCATACCAGGCGTAGTGCCGGCGTGAGACGAACGTGGCCAACCACCGGATGCTGGTGTTGGGCCTCGTCACCATGGGCATGACCACCTTGAACAGCAGGTTGTCCATGTAGGACCGGAGAACCGACATCGAGGTAGATGCTCGAGGGTCATATTCCGGGTCATCCAAGACGTAACATCGAGGACGGCCACCTCGCTGACGACTCTCTGCCGATATCGCCCGGAACCACGAGCCGTTCTTGAGGTACATCATTTCAATACCGAATGATGCCTCGCCCCTCTTGGGGATGATTCGGTTGTCCGGGAACTCGGGCATCCAGTCTTCGTGGATACGAGCGTTCTCCGTGAACTGGGTCTTGAGGATCTGACCCGTCTGCTTGGCATTGTCGTTGGTCGATGTCGCGTAGATGAATGAGTAGCCTGGCCGAGTCATCATCTGCATCAAGATGGCTTTACGGATGCAGTTGCTCTTGGCAAACCCTCGAGGCGCAATGGTGATTGACGCCCTTGCGTTGGCCCATTCCTTGTAAATACCAAGATGCCCGTCCGGGATAGGGACGGGATCTTCGTCGTAGAACATCGGATTGAAGTCGTCCTCTTCGTCTGGAAACAGATACCAGTGATCGAAGAAGAGAACAGACGAAACGAATCTCAAAGCCTTGTCGCTCGGATCCTTCGTCGGAACAAGCCACTGACGACAAGCATTTACTCGTGCTTGACGCTGCCCGTCAGGGGTCAATGTTTCGTAATCAGGGGGAAGAGGAAAGAGAGGATTTCCCTCACTCTTCGTCGGTACTCGTTTTATCCGCAATCAGCAGTCCTTTGCCGATCATTTCCACGGTCGCCATTCGAGCGAGGCACGCCACGAAAGTAATCGCGTGGTGCTTTACCAGGGAATGAGGAGCGATAGTCTTGTAGAGCCGATAGAACTCTTCCGTCGGCTCGTCTTTCTCAATCAGGTACGTATAGAGACGGGCACCAAACTGCTCTCGCGAGCCAAGAACCTGGTCAATGTCCTTGATGGCAAGGTCATATAGGATCTGTCCTGCGGATCTCGCCAGGCCCATCGGACCCATTTGCCGTGCGGTCCTCACCATCTCCTCCATCTCCTTCGACATTAGACGGGAGATATGCGGCTGCGAATGTAGGCTTCTCGTCGTAGATTTCTTTGAGCTTGTTTTCGGGTAGAGCAGCTGAGACGCGCGAGGCTGTTCGGGTGAGCTTGACGCTGTTTCCCGAATCTTGACTGACGGCTGTGACTTCTTGCTTTTCGATGAGTCCTGAGGCATCCGCTACTTCCTTAAGTACTTTTCGAAGCTGCCCATGAGCCCGCAGGGCAATGGACGCATCTGTATCCCTGAACAACTGTACCAAAGTACGGACCTCTTCGTGGATACTGAAGTCCACGTCTTTGAGGGCCTTACTTGCCTGGTCCACTTCGAAGAACGAAAGAACCTTGTCAGGGGGGATTTGGTGCTTGGTGATCGGGGTTTCAGGAGGCATCAACCTCGGCCTCCACGGATGATCTTGGACAAGATCCTGAGTGCCTCATCCTTGTCTACGCCGGTATCAGCAACCGAACCACTCAGCATCCGGAACAGTTCCTTGACCATGTTCTGGCTGCCTCGAGATCGAGCTTCCTGTCGAGCCAAACCGCCCATGCCCAATCGAACCAAGTCTTCTCGGCGGGCCCGACCTTCCTTGAGTTACTTGAGCATCCGGGTCAAAAGAATGGCTTCTTGGTCGGCCTTAGCCGTACCCGCACGCTGGCGAGGAGGACCAAGCACCTCAAGAGGATTGCCTTGACCTGGAATCCGTTCGGGCGTGGGATCAGGCCGAGCAGCTTCTGCCCGCCTTGCCATGAGACGACGGCTAGTCGCAGTCTCCCCCCCACGGTTCATGAGGTCTTCGTTACGTTCGCCTCCAAATAGAAACTGCCTGGCTGCCAGATCAGGTCGAGATATTGACCCGGCAGAAATTGCGGGAGGCAAGCCGGTCCTAGCCGCAGGACCTCCACCTCGACTTCGGGGCTTCTGAAGATCATCGTCATCGAAAGCGATATCAGAATCGGAGTCGAGTCCTGCTTCTCCCATCAAAGCATCAAGTGATTCCTCGGGCCTTGTCCTTGAGAAATCTCCTGCCTGAATGTCTTCAATTCGAGACAACGCTTCTTGCTCAGCTTTAAGCTTTGCAATTTTTACTTGAAGCTCTCGCTCTCTACCCGTACCAAGACGCTGGCCTTCTGTGCGGTTTGCGATATAGCCTCGTTCACCTGAACCGCCTCGGCCTTCTCGGCGATCCGGATCAGACTCCATGAGTTCAACATCTTGGCTTTGCCGATCAAGAGCGGTTTCATCAAACTTACCCTTGCCCTTCGAGTAAGTGCCTGGCGATCTCCGCTCGGATCGGAGTTGCCTTTCTGCTACTGCTATTTCTTTGTCAAGTTCCATTTGTCTTTGAGCGACTCGGACAACAGGATCTTCCTTTGCAGCAGCTCGGAGCTTCTTGATGTTTCGCCCAAGAGGATCTCTCTTTCGATTCGGCGAAGTCAACCCTCGGTTGGTTCGTCGAACTCCCAGATCAGAAGTAATAGAGGTAGAGGGCAAAGCTCTAACTCCTGAGTAACGGGTGTTCTCATCTACAGGTAAAGTTTCGCCCTCCGCTACTTTGCGGATCGTTTTTGGCTTTTCCCTTCTACTACGTTCTGCACGATCGCTTGCTCGAAGACCGGAACGAACGCCTTCTGGTCGTGGCCGAAATCTTGACTTTCGCTTCCGCTTCTCGTCTGAAGTTTCAAGATCGTCACTTCGAATCGCCAGCTCATCGCCAGGAAAAGTTACGGAGCGAGGATTAGTTTCGTCGAAGCTGAGACGTCCCTGGTTGTCTCTAACGGGCTCACCCACAGTGACCTTGGTAGTCGTAGGCTTCTTTTTCTTAGGCTTCTCTGCATCTCTGTCTCGTTGAAACCTTGCCTTATTGCTCCCTTTCTTTGCCGCATCTCCCTTGGTGGTTTTTACTGTTGCTCCGCCTTGCTCATACTGCTTGATTTGTTGATCGGCAACCGTGGAAGAAACAACCTTCTTTTCACCTTTGATGTCAATGGGCTCTCCATCAAGAGTAGACCGGAACTCTCTGGAAACCCGGCCATCGCTCGTGTAGGTGTAGACCACATACTTTGCAAGACGCTTTCGATTACCCCCAGATGAAACATCCTTAGGGTCAACTTTTTTTGGAAGCCTTACTGTTCGAGTCTTCGTTTCAAAAACATCAGTGTCTGGATCGCGAACTTGATCTTGTTCACGACCTGTCTGACTAAGAGAGCCCTCTGCGATTAGAGGGTTATTTCCTGTTCGTTGGCGAATACCCGTTTTCTCAGGTTCGGGCTGAAAGATTCCTTTTCCAAAGACAACTGCCATATCAACGTCCCCCCATCACGTAAGCAAGCAGATCCTCTGCCGACGGCACATATCCGTTTTCGTCATAAAACTGATCTACCGCGTCAGGCATAGCCTTGACGATTGCGTCAGTCTCAGCCCTGTCCACAGCAAGACGGTTCTTCAATCCTTTGGTTTCAGGAAGATCCCCCACTTGTACTTGGGGATTGGGGTCAAGCAGATCCAACATCGTTCCAAGAACAGACAAAGAGCTTCCAGGGCCAGCTGGATTAGCACTGTTCAGTACATCACCGATGCCCCTTGCCCCACTCGACCCTAAATCGATAGCTCCGCCAACAACGTCGCTTAGCACGTCAGGGTAGAGATCAATGTCAAAAGGCGAAGCCAATAGTGCATCTCGCAGCGGACCCGCCAGTGATTCATCTAGAACAACCTCAGGAGTAAAGAGGTTGTCTCGCTCCGAAGGCACACTCGAGAACATCATGTTGGGATTGGGGTTGGGGACACCTCCCAGATCGCCTTCCATCATCCGCATGATTTCATTGACCTGGTCCTCAGCCGTGGGAGGCCCCATGTCTGAAGGATCTCTCTCCACAAAATGTCGGCGGAGATGCATAGGAGAAGGAAGACGCCCTGGATTAGCCGGTCCAACAATACTTGTAGGTGGCGGTGATGCTTGGACTGGATCAGGCAATGTTTGAACTGACTCAGGCTTTGGGCCCAAGACAGACTTCTGGTTTCCGTTTGCGTCCGTGACAACGTGATGTTCAGGGGCTCGATTGTCAGCCTGCCGGTTAGCCGTCGCAATTCGCTGGGCCGCTGTACCCGAAGTCTGGTTCACATTCATCTCACGACGACGCGCATCAATCGCCGCCGTCTTTGCAGGATCCATGTATCCGGCAGAGGTGGCTTTCTTCTTCCTACTCGTCGCACGAAGGATCCGGGCTCGATCGGCTCGAGCCTTCTCTTCCTTTCGTCGCTCCTCAAGAAACATCGAAAAGGCGGGATCTACTGATGATTGAAGTTGCGTCATTAGTGTATACTCCTCTTTGTACCCCCTACCCGAGTACCTATGACCAACACGACCTCTAACAACACGCTGAGTTCGCCTGAGCCGATGCAAGTCGCGAGGCATCTCATGCGGAGCAAGTTCTCCACCCCAAACAATCGAAACGGACTCTGGTATTGGAGAGGCGTTTTCTATGAGTGGTACGGAGAAGAGTGGAAACCTCGGACCCAGGAATGGGTGGAGTCCTCTCTTTGGAACGCACTCGAGAACCTGACCTATCAGACCGTCAGTAATGGGGTTGTGTCACAACAAAGGTTCGCACCCAACCTCTCTAAAGTGCAGAACGTCCTGCGAGCTTTGCAGGCAATTGCAACTTTGGCCCACGAACGAGTCCCGATCTGGATGGGCGACGGAGACGCACCCAACCCCAGACACTCCATTTCGTTTCAAGACGTAATTCTCAACTGTCAATCCATCTCGTTCACCGACAGAACCGATGCGTGGTTCGACCCCCACGTCCTGCCGGTCGCCTATGACGATGGAGCTGCTCCCCCCCACACGTGGCTGCGGTGCCTGG